AGATACATTATACTTTCTTCTTATCTGTGGATGCTTAGGTTCAAACTCAGAATAATGAACTAAAGAACCATTCCATTCCTTCACCATCTCAGTGTATGGAAAAGCCATTCCTGATCTATCTGATATTGATTGCGATCTTTTTCCTGTGGCCCATTTTGGCATAATTATACTCCGTTAGGATAAAAAGATTGTGGAGTGATGTATGTAGATGTTCTTTGACCATCTTCATCCAACGCTCTTTTCAATTCATCCTCATAAATTAATTTATTTTGTTGTACAAGCTGTGGAGCTTTTTTCATAGCTAAGTAATAAGCTAACCCTGCGCACATGCACGGTAAAAATCTATAAGCAACATCGGCATCATTTGTGTATGCACCAGCATCTTCAATTCTTTTAATTACATAAAACTTTAATGTGTTGTATGTGTTTAAATCAGGTGCCTGATATAAATATATATTTGGAGTAGTTTGTCTATCTACATAATATTGTGACGGTTGCCCTAACGCTAATTTATTGGGTAACGCGGCATACGCTGATCTATCAATTTTGGTCAAGGAAACATCTTGTGTATTTACACCATCTGATGCTGCTGCACTTGAAGATACATAAGCCTCTAGTACATCATTAACATCTGCATCTACTGCGTATTCAGCTTGACCAGATACTAAAGGAATTTCATTTAATTCTGTTTTCCAAAGGTGAATACCTCTGTTGCCCCATTCAGCAAATAATAAATCTAGACTTCTTCTAGCAGAACGCATTTCATAACCAGAAGTAGTGCTAAGACCACATCTTTCATAACCCTCATCAATTACTTCATCAATATTGAGGTTAAAACTAGTTGTTCCTGAAGTCGCCATTAAAGTCCTTTTTACGGTTATACAATTTCTTAGATTGTATCACTTTTTGACTAAACTTTGAAGACCTTAGACTTTTTGCTACGTAATTTCGCGATGACTCTTTGTTTTTTCTTTTTTTCATCACGCGCACCTCTAAGTTTACCTTCTATTTGTTTTGTTATCTGTCCTCTAGAAATCGCCATAATAATTAATATTTAATATATATCTTTTATGTGTATCAGTTTGATAAATCAATTTATGTTCAACTGAAGAGTTAAAAATAAGAATTCTATTTTCTACACTATCAATATATATTTCTTTATTTTTATATTTTAACATAGTTTTAGCATTACAAGTAGTAAAAAACAACAATGCAGTTTTAACATATTTATGATTGTTGTCTGTATGAAACCCGCTAGATTTACTATCTATATCTCTAAAATTTAAATTTGCTCTTATTTCAATAGGTGTAACGCATCCAATTTCATTAAGCAAAGGAATACAGTCTTCATAATAAGGATGACACGGCATTTGGTTTTTATAAAAATAGTTTCTAAAATATCCATTACTATTTTCTGTGATAGGGTGAGTATCTTTTTCAACATAAAACCAAGGCATTTCACTGCTGATGATTTTTGATTTTAATTTTTGATACTCGGAGTTAACTAAAAAATTATCTTTATAAATCACGAATAAATAAATTTAATGTAAGTCTACCGTTTTCTGAATTGTTACCAAAATAACCATACCCTTTGTGTCTATAAGAACCATTAAAAATTATCAATCTATTTTTTACATATTTTATGTCATTTATCATTTGATCTTTATCATCATATATTTTAGTTCCTGAATTTAAATTAGTATCATTTAAATAGATTAAACCACCATATTTATAAAAATCATCATCTGTATGTATAAATTCATCTTTTTCGTCTTCTTTTGTTCTTAAGTGTAAATATAAATGAATTTTTAAATTTTGATTCTGTAATATTTTAACATTCTGTAATTTATCTAATACAAATGATGTTAGAATAGGATTAATTATTGTTAAATCGGCACTTCTATACCCTGGCCATAATTGTCCATTATTTGGAAACTCTTTATCATATTCCTTTTTAGAATAAAGTTTTATTTTATGAAGTTCAGGTAATATATAATCTAAGTTATTAAAGAAATTTTCTTGTTGAAAAAGCATTAAATAATATCTCTAGCTTTTCCTATTATTGGTTTATATTTTGTTTTACCTTCTGATTTATATGCATGCATAAATTGTTCACGTCTTCCTTCAGGTATCCAAGAACAATGGATCCATCCCGAATTGGGTTCGCCTGGAGTATAGAACTCGAGGATGAGTTGATCTGTTTCTAGGTTCTGTTTGATCCAATCAGCGACTTCAGCATTGTCAACTCCAACACATTCGAAATCAGCCGCCTCAGCTTTTGCATGCTGTGAATTTCTAGAGCTGCCTATGGCAAGGCACAAATCTTCTGAACGGAATCCTGATGTGACCTTGACTCTACCGAAATGGTCTCGCACTGGCTGTAAAATATTTTCACAAAGTGCTTTTAGTTTTTCTATTTGACCTGCGTTTGGATTATTATTGATTCCTTTACGAACAGCTGTGTCCGATTTGATTAACTCTTGAAGAGTAAAGTTACGTGATAGGTTCATTACTTTTGTCTAACAGAATCAATAAAATTGTAAACCCTACCAAATTGTTTGTCAATACTAATTAAATCTTGCTGGATCATGGTTACTAAAATTTGAAGTTCCATTAATGTAACCAAAGTCCAAGTAGCTAAACCCATTAAAATTGAACCAAGTAAGGCTATTAATGCTGTGTTAGTTTTCCGTGTCATCTAGGTATGTATCCTGGCTGTAAGAAAAGAGCTATCAATACAAAAGCTATAATCAATGCGCCTGTAAAATAATAATTCATTTTAAACCCAATCATAAATTTAAAGATATTATCCATCATCAAACAAAGCTTGTCTAGAGCAGCAAAAAAATTATAAATCCATTTATCAATCATTTTTTTTCCATTTCATAAAACATTTTGTCCGTGTCTTCTGTAACCATGTCATTATCCTCTGCATCCCAGTATGTAGTCTGAACTTTGTAATCTGGCCAGCTGTCATCAGTAGTATAACTGTTAACGTGCCAAAGAATACGGTTATTAGGCTGAGCTGCATAATTGCCGTTAGCAAGAGCCAGTATATGCGCACACTTGTGTTCTTGAGGAATTTCAGAATGTTCCACATCCAAAATATTACTTTCCGGATGAGCCCAATCAACTGTGAATAAATAGTTTCCATGATAAAATTTTTTATCTAAACCTAAAAATTTACCTTTTAAACCAGCCAACCAATCAAAGCGATGGACACTAGGCCAATAACTAAAACAATTCCACAATTCCAACTCGTGCGTCTGCATATCCGGCACATTGGCTCTATCATGCGATTTTTGGAAAAACGCTGAGATAGGCAAGCGCCAAAAGCACGCGCCATTGGGAAGCATGATGTTAAATAAGATAGCCCGACCTGGAATAGAGACCAGACCAAAGATAACACAGTCACTAGACTCTCCTTGATGTTCTTTAAGATCATAAAGATACTCCTTTCTTACTTTACAGTATATTGGTGGTGTGTTTGCATTTAAATAAGACATCTAGCATTTCCATCTACGCCTAGCTTGTCTAATTCTTGAGTTAGGATCATTTTTAGTTTTTGCACTAGATCTTTTTAACTGTCCTAGAGATCTTGCACAATAACTTTTTCTTCTTTTAGCAGCAGCTGATCCTTTTTTTACTTTTCCCGTTACTGCTGTTTTCAATTTACTTCCAGGGTTTGCTGCCCTGTAAGCTTTTACACCTTTTGCTGTCATTCCAGCTCCAGATTTTGTTGGTCTATAATTACCACCCTTAGTGGTGGTCTTTCTAATTGGGTTTTCGCCTCCTCGACTATAACCCATAACTTTTAGACCTTGTTTATTCATTTTAAGTAAATGTTATAGTTACACCACCAGTTCCGGCTACTGTTGCATGAATACCTTCTAAAAATAAAATACCAGAACCAGGTAAATACATATCAAGACCTTCTTCGCCAAAAAGATAAGTAGCAATTATATCACCTGTAGCACCGCCAGTTCTAAAAATAATAGATCCACTTGCGCTATTACCTTTTCCTTGGATTGATGTAAGTCTTGCTCTTCTTCCTGTAGGAACCATTTGTGCAGTTGCAGTAGCGTGTGCTACCGACTGATCTGATGTAAAACTTCCGCCACCACTCATAATTATCCGTTCTGACCTGTCATATTAGGTCCTGAAAATTTGTCAGTTAATAAAGTATATGCAGTAACATTTGTTTTTGTTTTACAAAAAATTCCTGCAGGAAATAAAATTCCATCTTCTGGAAAGTTAAAATTAATAACATCTCCAGTTGGTATATCAGCTTGAAACAAGGTTTCTCCTGAGTTTGACGTTGTAGTTAATTCAAGTACACCTGCTCCACCACCATCTGATGCAATTATAATTCCTTTTAACCTTATAGGATTAGCAATGATTGCAGTTGCACCTGCTGCCGCTGCAGATCTTGTTGCTTGTATATCGCCTTTAAAAGCCATAAATTTCTCCTGTGTTCGTGGCTCCCGAAGGAGCCACTAGTTAATTATTAACTCCAAGGGTTAGCGAATGTACCGTTACCGATTAGTTGTGCACTAATCTGCCAAAGTAAACCGTCAACTGCTTGACATTCAATTTGAGCACCTACTAATCCACCTTTTGTAGTGGCTGTAAGTGTTAATGTATCAGTAGAACTTCCGTTAAAAGCTGTTACAGCTCCCGGATCAGTTGCTGTATTGTTATAAATAGCCATACCTGCAAATACATCAGCTGTTGCTCTTCCTGCTGCAGTTCCTGCGTTTAAAACAAAAGTATTTCCACCCGTTAAACTTGCAGTTAAAATAAAATGATATTTTATTCCAACTCTGTTTAAGTTAGATGGATCACCTCCACCTGCTGAAGCTCCGTCAGCCGTGTCTATGATTGAAGGTAAGTTAAATACAGTATTAGCGTTTCCAATCTGTATAATTTTTCCTTGATATTGATCAATACCTGCAATGTCTGTTCCACCATCTACAGTTCCTGTAATTGATTGTGCCATGTTTGGACCTGTTCCTAAAAATCCATTTAAAGATCTTACCGGTCCACTAAACGTTGTTCTTGCCATAATGTTTCTCCTCTATAGCGGTTAAATTTTGTAGTCTCTATAGCGTCTGTCTAGTCAGTCTACAAAATTATTATTTTCTAGAAATTATATTATACATAAAAAAAGGGGCGATGTGAACACCGCCCCTTTTAAGTAATACTGTTAGTATTTATTAACTAGTTGGTAAATTTCCGTTACCAAAAATACATCTTGGATCAGAAAATCCAAAAGAGTATCTTTCTCTAGCTTTAAATCTCATGTTACCAGTATCGAAGTCACCTTCCATCGCTGTTTTGATTGGTGATCTAACGAACATTTTTAGTCCATTAGGCACATCAGTCAACAAGAAGTATGAATCAGTGTCAGTTAAGAAATTATTAATTCTGTAACCTTCTGGTACCATACCCA